ACGTACATAACATGATCACTTCAGAGTTTTATACATTCATTGCTTGCCATGTGTGCTCTACTTCTATAAAGCTTACCTTTTTCTACTTCATCTATTTTAGTGCTTTGTTGTCCAACTTCTGATCCAAGTCTTGAACCTAAACCAGCTGCAGCACCTACCAATAGTGAACCTCCACCAGTTGCTAGTGCTAATAATCCAGCACCAGCAGCTCCAAACATCCTACCAATACCCATTCTATTTCTACGATTCTGTAAAGATGCTTGTTGTTTTCTTTGTTCTTCTTGTAGTCTATTTGCTTCATCTTGTTGTAATTGTGCAAATATTACATCTGCTCTACTAGCCATATCAAGATCCTTTCGTCAATTCTTTAAATTCATTTATATAAACTTTGCTACCTATCTTAATATATAATTTAGGATTTTTATTGCTTTCTTTAGCTATCATTAATTGTCCATCTTGCATTTCTAATATATTAGGAACACCATTTACTATTGCTAATTTAGATTGTTGTAAATTTCTAAGCACTCTTTCCATTATGCAATTCTCTTTGTAGATGTTCTATATTCAATGGATATATTATTTATTACAATACCTGTATTATCTGTACCTGAAACCGCAGATGTATTTTTAACTTTTAATCTAAAAGTAACACATTGAATTTTACTTGTAGGTACTAATTTAACTACAGTATATGTAGAACTTGAAGAAAAATCACCTGTTAAAGTTGTAAAACTATTACTACCATCAATTGCAAAAGATACAGGATCTGTATGAGAGGTACCACTTTTAAAAGTAATATATATTGCATAGACTCTTTTCTTTCTACCTGGACTTCCAAAGTCTAAATCTTTTGTAACAAAATTAAATTGATTAGCTTCTTTAGTAAAATTATCTTCTTCCCATTCTTTTACAGTTATAACTTGATCAATAGAATTTTTATCATAATTATCACTCCCAATCTTTTGTATTTGATGACCATAAGTAATATTATTGTCATAGTCTGGTATTAAGTTAGTAATTACACTTCCTGATCCAGTTCCTTCATTTAAAGTTCCATCTGCTTGTGACCATGCTTGTGTTTTAAAATCATATATCAAACTACTTGCTTCATTAGATGTATCATTATTAATTGTATCTTTAACTAATATAGCATAGTTGTACAATGGATTATACCCAACAACAGTACCATTAGTAAAAAAATTACTCCATGTATCTTCACTTATTTTACCAGTAACTAGATTAGTAACATTATTTCCATCAAATATATTAAACCCATATTTATTAGCCCATATTACCCCCAAGGAGGTCTTAACTACAGCAGAGCTATGGTTACACCCAGCAAAAGGTATTCTGCCCTCTAAAAACCAATTTGCAGGATTTTGTGATGCAATATTAATTATAAATAATTCTTCTTGTTTAAATGCTAACAATCTATCTCCTACAGATTCTAACTTAATAAACTCACCAGCATCACCACGTACAACATCAATAAAATAACTGCGTGGAAATGTATCAAATTTTCCAACAGGACTGTACATTATTCTATCTCTCATTTGTACAACTACCCCATTGTCATCTTGTGTTCTTACATTTGCAATAAAAGCTCTTCTATTTGTAATTAATGCTGTTTTATAACCTTCTCCATATCCACCTATATCTATCTTTTTTTCATTAGGTGTAAATCCATTTAAAATTTCATAGGTTTCTAAATTTATATCAGAAGAAAATATATCATCACTTATCATCTCAGTTGTACCACTTGCAGATCCTGATGAAAAATCTGTATATGGTTCTGTAAGATTAGTTCTAACACCTCTAGAGAGATCTATATCAATTAATAAAAACCATTCATCTTCTGTATCATTTAATCTTGCATAAATTCTACCACCTGTTAATCTTGAATTATAAGGTGCTTTAAACCCTACTTTAAATTGTAACTTTCTATTATTACCACTAGGTGTAAATGTATGATTACTACTAGGCACATATAGTAATGATTCCTGATTACCATCATAAATAAATGTAGATGCTATTTGATAAGCTGAGTTTACAAATCCACTTGTAGATAAATGTGTATCACCTTCAAAACTTAAAGAAAATCCTGTGTTAGCACTTACATGAGTAATTCCACTAACATCTACTCTTGTTTCAGTTGGAGCTGTAAGTTGTGGATCTTTATAATCCCAAGAATCAAATTGACTTGTTGTTCCTAAATAAGAATCTCCACTTGCTGGATTAATGAAATGATTTCTTTTTATATATCCAAACCAAGTATTTTTAGGATGACCAGGCTGTGTTTCGTCTCCAGGTGCTTTACATAAAAAATAAGATTCATCACTTATCCTTAATGCGTTATCTGCATAATAAAATACTGGTTTTATTAAAGTATAAATTGTTGCTGCTTCGTTTGCATCAACTGTTAATACATTTGCATGATCTAAAGTGATTGTATTTCTACTTACTTCTCTTACTCTTAAACATTGAAAATTATTAGCATTACTATTATCTGAAGATCCTTCTATTCGAATATAATCATTTGCTTTTATTTTTTTAGTTATAAAGGTAGAGTCATCATCTACTATAGAATCTTTTCCTACACCCCCTGTAGCTGAAGCAACATTAAAAGCTAATTTATCAGCTCCAAAGCTATGTCCACCAACTTCAATTGTAGGATTACCAGCTGCTAAAGGAATATAGCCATCATTTATTAAATTAAATGTTCTAGATGTATAATCATATAATCCCATTCTTGCTGTAAGGCAATCTACTATAGCTACATATTTTGATCCTGAATCAGTAGCTCCAGATGCATTTTTACTAGTTGGATTTGTATATCCTAAATCAAAATCAGATTCAAAAGTATATACTCCATAGCCACCAGCTATATGTCCTAATATAGAAGTATCACCTGTTGATCCATCTGCTGCAGTAAATCCACTAAAAAAACTAGGATTTATAAAATTATGATCTTGACCACCACCTGTTATCTTAATTGAGCTTCTGTCTTTATAAGATATATGATTAGCTTCTGCTAATGCATTTAAAGGTATATCTCTAGGATCTGAATTATCAATTAAACCAGCAGAGAAATCATTTAGATTTAGTATTTCTTTTGGCACGTTTTTTTACTTTTCTTTTCTTCTTTTTACCATAATGTTTTCTACGATCAGATATAACATCACTTAATTTCTTCATCCTATAATCTTTCCATTGTAAGATGTTTTACCATTTATAATTGTTAAGACATTTAAATTAAAATCACCATTAGTAAATATATCTAATATACCTACGTTATGTGTCCAATTAGTTTGTCTATTCTTTAAAAATTCTTTCTCCATTTTACACAGGCAACCCATGGAGTAGGCCATTTTTGCTCCTGTTAAATGCGTAACTACAGACTTCATAGAATCATGAGTATGTCCATAGATTACATTGACTCCTAAGTTAAGTACATGACTCCTCGTATGATTAATACCTGAATAATGTCCACCATGGTATGCATATAACTTAGAACCCAGTATCTTAATATATTTACCATAGGGATAACTATCGTAGCCTCTTTCTTTAATTTTAAAAGCATTTACAGCTTTGTATGCTTTTAGATATGGATTCTCTTCAACGAAGTTATCAAACCAAAGTTCATGGTTTCCCATAGTTAATATTTTTTTCTTTACTTTTGCTTTCTTACAAGCTTCATCTATTCTATCTAAACCTTCATTAGCTAATACAATCTCTTCTTTAATAGCAGGTAATTGATACTCTAATGGAGGTCTTTTCTTTTTTGCCCATTGCCAATGACTTACACTTTCGCCTTCTACAAAATCACCAAGCAATAGAAATGCAGAAGGCTTTACGTATTCTAATACCTTTAATGCACAAGAGAGTGCTTTTTCATCATGATGAGGGAAGTGAATATCAGGAAAAACAACAACAGTATCTTTAATTTTCAAACTATTCTCTTATCTCAAAATGTACAAGGTCATCAAATTTATTATCTTTTGTTTTGGTGTCTTGATCCCA